GGCGGATTGAGCGATGACCGCCACCGGCTTCACACACGAGCGCGCCACGCCGCACCAAGAGGCCCTACGCCAAGTCTTCGGCGAGCTCGCGCGTCGTGGGTACCGACCGCGCGAACTAGAAGTCTCGGGTGATCGGCCCGACGTGCGGATCACTGACGCGGATCAATGCCCCGCCTATGTTGACGTGAAGGTGCCGCAACCAGGATCGGGCAATATCGCGGTCAAGCTCCGGGCATTGGAAACGTATGAACGGATCGTGCTCATGGAGCAGCGTCACGTCTACATCGTGGTGATCGGTACCGATGGGCGGTGGACCGTGGACACGGTCGACACGGCGCGGGCCCGCATCATTCAGGGACCGCGACGCCGATCAGGCAACGGCAGCCGGACCGACTGGGTTTTGATTGCTTGCGGCGGCACGGATTTCGACGACTACTTCCCATCGATCTGAAGGGCCGTAAATGGACATAGAAACAAGCACAGCAACCCCCGCGGCCGCGATTGCCGACGGCATCGGCGAGGCGTGGAGCCGGTTCCTGGCGCGCTCGGCGCGGCCGCAGAGTCCGCATCCGTACGTCTACGCGTCGGCGTTTCGCACGTGCGACCGGCGCGCCGCGCTCGAGCTCACCGTGCCCGACCAGCAACCGCCGTTCTCGCCCGAGCTGCTGGCCAAGTTCCGCCGCGGCGACGACCGGGAGCGCGATCTGCTCGCCGACCTCACGCGCATCGGCCGAGATAGCGAACCGAGCTTCAAGGTGATCAGCCAGCAGGAGCGGTTCACGCTGCGCGATCACAAGGCGCGCACCGCCATCGTCGGCAAGGTGGACGCGCGGCTCGAAGTCGCCGGCGCCAGGCCGCCGCTCGAAGTGAAGGCCTGGTCGCCGCTGATGACCGATCGCATCGAGCGGTTCGCGGACCTTTTCGAGAACCCGTGGACGCAGGCCGGCGCGCACCAGTTGCTCGCGTATCTGTTCGCTGCCGGCGAGCCCTACGGCTTCCTGCTCCTCGACCGCTCGGGTCTGCCGAAACTGATCCCGGTCGAGCTCGAGCCGAACCTCGAGCGCGTCGAGGACTTCCTGGCGAAGGCCGAGCGGGTGCTGGACCACGTCGACGCCGGCACGCTGCCCGACTACCTGGCGGGCGAGCCTGACGAATGCCGGCGCTGCCCGTTTTACGGCGGCACGTGCAACCCGCCGCTCGAGAGCACCGGCGTCGCGACCATCCTCGCCGAACCCGAGCTCGAGGCCGCGCTCGAACGGCGCGAAGCCATCAAGGCGATCGGCAAGGAATACGCCGACCTCGACAAGGAAATCAAAGATCGGCTGCGCGGCGTCACCCACGGCATCGCCGGCAAGTTCAGCATCACCGGGCGCTGGGGCAAACAATCGCGGCTCGAGCTGCCGGCGGCGCTCAAGACGCAATACACGAAGACCGATCCGCACGGACGGTTCACGCTCGAAATCACCAAGCTCTAAGGCGCCCTCATGCTCTATCTCGACGACACGTTAGCCAGCCATCCGAAGATCTTGAAAGCGGGGGAAATTATCGGCCGCAACGGGCAAGCGTTGGCGCTCGCGATGTACGTGCACGGGTTGACGTATGCACGCACGCACACGACGGATGGCTTCATTCCCGACGAATTTATTCGATCGTGTTCCGCTTTTTTTTCGCCTGGGGCAATTGCGCGGACGCTCGCGACGCGCAGTGTCCGGTTATGGGAACGGCGTCCCGGCGGCTACCAGATCCACGACTACCACGACTGGAACCGCAAAGCCTCTGAAATCAAGGAACAACGGGAAAAATGGCGCGAGAAAAAGGCCGCCCAACGACGCGGCGGCAACGGGCAGATGTCCCTCGGGTTGTCCCCCGGGGACAGTCGCCCTGTCTCGCAAATGTCCCACCGTGACTCGCGCGCGCGTACGCGATCCCATGATCCACGTACCACGGACACCGTGGGGGACAGTACCTCCAAGCCACGATCGACACGTACGGGTTTTTGTACGTTCCGTGTACTAACCGCACGCTGTCGCGCGCGGGATGTGGAAAACCGGAAAACGAAAACCCCGACGCACAAGATCCTCTGCGCGATGCTCCGCGACGAGCTCGCTGTCACGGCGTCGCTCGCTGACGCGATTGAAGGGGTCAAGGTGCGCTGCGCGCGGCAGGGGTTCGCGTATCCCGACGGAGATCGTCTCGACGGCGCCGTCATGGCGTTCACGTGCAGCCGACGAAAGGTGCCGGCATGACGTCGCCGCGGCGCGTCACGTTCACCGTGGCTGGCGTCGCCCAACCGAAGGGCAGCGCGCAAGCGTTCGTCCCGCTCAAGTGGGCGAAGGCGGCGGTCGCACAAGGCCGGGCGCCTCGCGCCATCGTGACGTCCGATAACCCACGCGCGAAGAGCTGGCAGCAGCTCGTCGCCGAGCAGGCGCAGACTGTGGCCGGCGACGTGTTTCTCGGCGCCGTCGTCCTGACGGTGACGTTCTTCTTGCCGCGCCCGGTCTCGCTGTCGCACAAGATCCGGCACCACGTGACCAAACCGGACAGCGACAAGCTCGCCCGGAACGTGCTCGACGCGCTCACGGGCATTCTGTATCTCGACGACAAGCAAGTCGTCGATCTGCACGTGCGGAAGTGTTACGCGTGCTACCCGACCGGTCCGCGCGCGACGATTACCCTCGAGGACGCGGTCCCGCCCGAACTGGGCGACGGGTCGCTCTTCGACGAATTCGCGACGTGGGCACGCCGCCGATAGACCCACCCACGGTGCATCGGCGCTCAGAGATCGAGGGACTGCGCCAACGGCTCGTCAGCGTGGAAGGCTGAGACTTATGAGTAAACGCCGCAACGGAGTCGACAAAGCGATCGAAAGCGTCCAGAACAAGATCCTTGCGCTGAAGATGGCGCTCGAGGAGCTCGAGCAGCAACGCGGCGACGCCGTTGTCCCGCCGCCCCTGGTGACCCGACGTCACCGGGCGCGACCCACGCCGTCGACCATCAACTTCGACGAGCCCGTGAAAGGCAGCCACTCGTGAGCCGCCGGCACACCCTCACGACGCTCGAGCTCGCGCGCGCGATTGCCGATGCCGTCCTCGCCAGCAATCGGCCGCGGCACCGGGACAGCACGACCGATGCCCCGACGCAAGCCGTGCTCGAGACGCTGCGGCAGACCGGGTCGTGGTTCATGACGGCGAAACACGATCGGGACGGGATCGCGCGCGGCGACACGTGGAGGCCGCTGCCATGATGCACGTCCCCGAATACGCGCGCGACACGACGCACCCGCAGCTCGGCTCCGATCGCTCCTACGGCGATAACGGCGTCTTCGACGTCGAGTCCTGCGAGCCGGGCTGGCGTCTGGCCATCATTGCGAGCGACGGCACCGATCCGCAGGTGCCCGAGTGCCGCGGCTGGGAACACGTGAGTGTGCACGCCTATCGCCGCGCCGGCGCGCAACTGCGGACGCCGACCTGGCGCGAGATGTGCGCGGTCAAGGAACTCTTCTGGGACGCCGAGGACGTGGTCATGCAGCTGCATCCGCGGCGCTCGGAATACGTGAACCAGCATCCGTTCGTGCTGCACCTGTGGCGGCACGCGCGGATTCCGAGCCCGCCGCCGATCCTGGTCGGCATACGGCAGGCGCACACTAGGGACCGCTAACCCCAATGCCCACCGCGTCACCTCGCCTCTGCGCACGCGGCCACGTGGTCAGTGGCGGTGGCCGGTGCCCGACGTGCGACCGCCGCCGTGGCACGGCGCACGCGCGTGGCTACGACCGTGACTGGCTCACCTTCCGGCCGCACTTCCTCGCCCAGCTGGTCTGGGCTGGGGTCCTCCCGGTGTGTGGTGCCGCCTTACCGACCGGCCCGCATACCACCGACAGTGCCTGCCAGGCCGCCGGTCTGTTCACGTTCACCAGTGCGGACGGCTCGAGCCTGCACGTGGATCACGAGCCGCCGCTCACCGACGATGAGCGACGCAACACGCGCGCGGTGTGCGACGTGAGGCGCGTGCAGCTGCTCTGTGTCGCGTGTCATTTGGCGAAGACGCGGCGCGAGACGGGTGGGGGGGCCTGAAAGTTAATGGCGAGCGAGGCCGTCCGAAACCCGGCCGGGTCTTCAACATGCGTGG